ATGTCAGCAACAAAAGGCTTCGAACAGAATTTTTCTGTGATTTATAAATTTGACTCTCTGACCATCAGCCACTCAACACGCAGCAAATCCATGATCTTCAATGCCAAGGTAAAAAGCCCACCAATCTTATCCAATGCTGAAGTTATTCAGACAATGGAGATCACGGTTGAGCAGGCGCGGCATATCGTCAGCGAATTACAAAAGCGGATTGATTATATTGATGCTGGGATCAGTGATGCAGGTGTGAACTATTTAAATTAAGGCCCGGTGCAGTGGTGAGTTACAGATGTATCATGCAGGTGAATCGGCCGGGCAATTAAGCCTGGTTAATTAGTTATTCTAGATCTACCGATCCATACTGCATCGCTCACATCACTGCCATTATTTTTCACCAACTCGCCATCTTTCGGTACATAATAGTCAATACTGGATCGTCGGCCTTTCATTTCTACATACCCCTACCACAATTCAGGTGAGCTTGAGTCATCAAGATCGAATATATTGTCATCTACAATGTAGTAATATTTTGTCATTATCTACCGTCCACATTTTTAATTTGTGAGGAGTGGGGCTATTAGTGTTGCTTCTAATACCGAGGGCAGTGGGCACCCCCAGTGCGGTTACTATTCGCTGCAATACCCGTTCGACCAGATTCACCAGATATTTATCGATGATACGCTGGCACAGGTCTAGGCTTTCCAGTGGGGGAGTGGCGTATGGTCGTAGTCGATATACAGTTCCCCAGCCTTGAGGATTTTCTTATCGTTCAACAGATTCAGTGTCTTAAAAACCTGTCCACGACCAGCTTGCTACATTAACTCAACAGATAACATATTAGCGATTAACCATCCGTAAAAATCAAACTAAAAACAATGGATAGCAGATAACCATATATTGATAATACCAATCCCATAAGCTAAAATGCAAACCCAAAAAACCCAATAATTATAAATGGTTACCACGAGGGAGTTATGATTGAAAGCAACAATAGCGCAAATAGATTTGAAGTTTTAGATAGCTTCAGGGGAATTTGCGCAATTTGCGTCGTATTATTCCATATGACTATTATTAATGGAATATCAACCTTACCATTTTTTAAAGGCAGCAACGTTTTCGTAGAGTTCTTTTTTGTTTTAAGCGGGTTTGTATTAACCTATGGATTCGCATACAAACAAGATTTGAATTTCAAAAAATACATAACAGCTAGGTTCTTTAGAATATACCCTTTGCATGTATTTACTTTAGCTGCAATGATAATTCTTGAGCTTGGTAAATTTATAGCTGAGAAACACGGAGTAAACTTTCAAATACATTCATTCACAATAACCAAAGATGTGAGCGAAATACTACCAAACTTACTTTTAGTGCAGGCATGGACTCATTTAACCCAAAATGACAGTTTTAACGGCCCAGCGTGGAGTATTAGTATTGAATTTTATACGTATATACTATTCTTTTTCACACTAATGCTTAGCTGGAAATACAGATTGATTTCCTGGTTCATAATATCAGCACTTGCATTTTTACTAATTATCAATGACACCCCGTACATTCCTTCTACTGTCGCGAGAGGATTATCTTGTTTTTTCCTTGGCGCACTATCATACGTATTCATAAGAAGAGTGCAAAATCAATTAACTAGTAAAAAATTAAACTCAGCATTTATTTTTTTAGAGATAGCCATACCTATACTGATATATACACTTATAACATCCAGCTTAGCGCATAAAAATATAATTCTCAGTATTTTATTTGCCATTTGTATATCGACATTCTCTTTCCAGAGAGGATTAATATCTAAAATCCTTGCGACTACGCCATTCACTTTTACTGGGAAATTATCATACTCTATTTATATGACGCATGCTGCAATCCTCTTAGTTATCACATCATTATTTATAATTGCACAAAAAATTACTGGTTTGGAGCTAACAAAGATTATTAATGGCGGTCGAGTTATAGATGCTGGGAGTGTATCCATGAATACATTACTTGCTATCTTTACATTGCTTCTTGTGATTATAGTCTCTAATTTGACATATAAATATATTGAGAAACCATTTATAAAAATCGGTAAAAAAATTCTATAGATATGAGTTACCTTTATTGATGGTGTGTAATTTCATCATTATTCTGATTTAATTCCGGGTGCTTTGCTTGAATTTACTGCAATCTCACCTGGAATATTTTTCAAAATAGTTAGTGCTCTTTGTAGTAAGTTCCACCGTATCTTAATAGTTATCCAAATACACTAGGGTTTATAACATAATCATCAGTGATTATTGATGTATCAATAATCAAGAATGGAAGTCCAACTGCCCCCCCCTTTTGTCCTATCTACAGGGTTGTCATTCCTATATGGGTTGCAACAGATATCACCACAGTATTCCCATCATTATTAAAAATAATAACAGCCTGCATCACTACCACCTCAATAGGCATCCTTGCCCAACCATCATTCAGGCGATACAGGCCATACTGGATCGCTCACATCAACATCATCAAGCTCAATGCGATAGACCTTCCACAATTTCAGCTCGGCCTCTTTATCCTGCCCTGCATCAATCCTGTCCCTTAACACATCGATTTTATTGCTCGCCTCTGTCATTAACTTTGACTTTTTAAGCTTGGTTTGTGCGATAAGAACCGCTTTTTCCTCTGCTATCTCCTCCGGAGTCGGTGCGGGTAAATTAACCCATACTGGCATCCCTTTCTTACCTGCTGCCCTAACCTTGCCTACAGGGGCTGCTGATGCCGAAAACTCGATATAAACACCATCATCAACATCAATGGTATCTTCCGGGAATGAATTGGCTGCTTTATATACATCGACCAGTTCGGATGGATAAAAAGAGTTAGTTGATGCGCTATATAAGTATTTCATTAGTATCCCTCTACCTCCCACAATGCAGGGTAAGTCTCTGAACCACCGTGATACATCCTCACGCTAGTCAATGAAGATGGTTCCCCTATATAAAGGGTTTCTGCGCTCCCTGTACTTGTATTGCCTGGACGGATAAGAATTCCGTTCACTGATACAATCTTTGTCGGGAAAGGGATGGGGAAATTAATTAAAAATCCAGCCCCGGCACCGAATGCAGGCGTTCTGCCCCATTGTCGAATAGTTCCCGTAGCTGCATCACGGTGCCACCCTGATTCACCTAACGAGGCGGTATTGCGCATCCTGTTAATATAGGCAAAAAGGCTATCACCCCACACGTCAGCAAAAATATTCCCGTCATGTTCAAGTCGCGCGTCACCTGAATATAAATCCCCCTCGGTTGCTTTAATATCCCCTTTGGTGGTCAGTTTTCCGGGAAGCTGGACATTCGTGTCAGACTTACGGATGACGTCGTCTAAACCAAGGTTTGCGAGAGTCTGCGCAACAGCCTCCGGGCCAGCATCTTTAATTTCAGATAGGTTATTAGTGATTTTTAATAATAACTTTCCTAAATCACTGACTGCCTTCGGCGTAGCTGCCGTCTTTTCACTGGTGCTGTTGGTTGCGTTACTTAATTGAACAATACCTTTTTGGTTTAATGAGGCATCTTTAAGATCAGGAATACCGTCGCTAACTAATTTTTGTATAGATGAGAGAACCTGATTAAAGGAATGAGGGTCCGCTTCAATTTCAGCCGCAGTCAAAATACTCATTAATTCACGCTGAATGGTATTAAACCACGCTGCCGGCAATATCGTCGGTGGTACGCCACCAGCAACATTGCCGTCGGTAAATTCGCCATTACTGTCAGCGCGCGTATTCGGTATATCACCAATTTTTTGCATAAGAAACCCTCGCCAGTTAAGGCGCTTAAAAATGAATAGAGAGTGATTAACTAGCTGATGTAGCCAAATTTAAGAATGGTATGGGATGGATTTAATACGGTTAACCGACATTCAAGTTGTTTGTTTCCCCACGAACGCAAAGGGTCACTGCAATACGTTAAACCACACTGCGCATAATTGATGGTGGTTTCTGGTGCGGTAATCAACCAGGTAAAAGGCCACTCCTCACCGTTTATAGCATCCCCACAAACGGACATACCCGAACAAGCCTGTCGATATTGAGTAATCGATATGCTGTAACCCAACGCCTCAGCAACCCGAATAAAATAAGCCACTGACTGGCCACCAATGCCAAACAGTTTGGATATTACGGCCCGCTGACGCTGGATAATGCTATCAATTTCACCTATCGCACATAAATCCGGTAATCCGAGCGTTGCCTCCCATTCAGGGAGCATTGCGGTAGCCGTTGAGGGAAAAGCCGCATCAAGCAGATCACAGGCATCTTCATCACTGCGTTGATAGGATCTTGCCAACGCCCGTAGTGCGCTGGTTTGAACCCCGCCTGATATCTTCGGCCAGACTAACCCCCCCGGCATCAGCGCTTGCAGAGCTGCGGTATAGTCATTAACAGAATATCGACTCATAGGTAGGTCACCGTGCCCCGGATAGGTAATTGCCCGGTATCCAGCTGAATGTTGGTCGTTGGAGAGTCGAGAATAAAACCACTGGTGCCTGTCACATCACCGATGGCCAGCAGCAGTGACGACAGCAGAATTTTACCGCCCGGTTCGCCCTCAGTAAAAAATACTTCATCAATAGCCGCGTTTATTGCCGTGGTGGTTTCGCTGCTTGCCGTAGAGATGCCGCTAATCACAAAATTCACCGGCGCGGCTATAGGCGCACAAACATAGATAATGGCGATAATGGGTTGCAAGGGATAAACAAAATCAGCCACTCGGGCCTGATCGCCAGTTGCTTTCACCGCGCCCCACTCTTCAAGCTGAGATACGCCGTCAGTCCCGACCGGAAAGCCGCCAGAATCATTGCCATCGCACATGATATAAACCCCGACCGTACCCACACCCTGCAAACGGCGCTTTACCCAACAACGCGTTACACCCGGCACAGCCAAAGCCCAGCCGCGATAATCGGTATCGTTGCCGCCTTGAGGGGTGTTTTGATAAGCCAGCAGCATACGAGAACGAAAAGCATCTTCTGACTCAATATCCGCGCCACCGGATATCTTAACGATTGCAGTGGCCACCGACATAACCCCATCAATGGCCACATCCAATGTCAGCGACGTTCCAGCATCGGCATTTCCCGCGATACCGCCCCCCGTGGTGTCATCCAATACGCTTGGCAGCACCGCCGTAATTGAGCCAGTGCCTGTGCCGTCAGCGCCCAGCGTGACCCCATGATCGAGACGATATTGATAACCATCGGCCCGATTTAACAAGCTACCAGCGAGGATCACACGGCCTGCGGTGCCACTAAACTCGACGATAGGACAGGTGGCCGGGTTAGCGGGTTTGCGAAACACATCTTTCAATGCGGCCCATGCTGCAAGGTATTCATCGGTGGCATGATAAGGCGTGGATTGCTGTGCGATATAATCCAGATAGCCATAATGCAAATGCGCCATACCGGCATCAGCATCACTGATCACCCCGATATTGGAGAAGCGCAATAAGTTACCGCCGGTTTTGAGTTCTGACTGAATATAAGACAGATTGCGTTGGCGTAGTTCGCTTAATGTGGGGCGATTAAATGGCATTTATTAGGTCTCCCATACCCATGAAAATTTAACTGAAACCTGCGCTTTTTCGGGTTGTTGATAGTTGATAATGAGATTCAGACGTTTGGGGTAAACAATCTGAGCATTCGCACTGATGGCAGTTACCACGCCATCATCAAGCAACCAGGCTAGCGCTTCATTGGCATAGTCCTCGGCCTTTAACGCGACTTTGGTAGTGAGTTTTTCGCGACGCAGCAACCACAGGCGGGAACCTATCGGGTACTCTGATCCAGTATCGCCCCACCATCCCCGGCGATCATCACCATCGATAGCATCATCAGCACGGGCCAGCCGGTCAGTAAACAGGCTGATCAGAATGGCAGTTTCTAAATCATTGCCATCCTGTAGCCCACCGCCGCCGGTTTGCCAGTCGCCCAGCACTTTGTCCGGCTCCCAGATGGTTTTAATATCTGTTGTCATTTCACCACCTTGCCCGTCACTTCACTGGTTAATGTCGCGCTACCGCTCTGCACATTTTTCAGTTGGTGATTGTGGGTGTTATAGGCTTCGCGTAGGGTTTTCAGCGTGGTGCCATTGCTGCCAGCGTTATCGACGATATCGCCGCTGACCTCCAGTAACGGGGTATTTAGCCGTACTTTTTCTGCGGCGTTAATCGTCACCTCCGTGGCATTATTGACCGTGACCGGCTGGCCATTAGCTTCAATAATAATGCCTGCTTCGGTTAACTTGACGTATTGCCCCCACTGCGAGTAAATCACCGTTTCACCCGAATTTAGCCCGACATAACGAAATGACTGATGATTGGAACCAATGATGACGGCACTTGACCGGTCGCCGCCCAGAAAGCCAATCACCACATCGGTACCGGCGGGTAACCCGGATGAAAAACCGAACTCGGCCAATCTCGGCGTATCACTACGGACCTCCAGCGGGGTTTGGTATTGGACGGTTTGAACTGAACCACCATCATGACTGCCGGTTACCCGCCCCACCCCGATCATCATTTTTATTTGCCGGTATAACCTGGCGAGTTGCCCTGATTCGCTCATCACTGATTCATCTCCATAAGATTGGAATAAAACTGATAAGGTTGGACGGTGAAAGCTTCCGGTGGCATCAGCACCATTTGCGCGGCGGTACCCTGGTCGTCTTTGAGATAGGTCACCTCCGATAACAGCCAGAGTTCATCCTTTAAGCCAAAAACAGGTAAATCAATCGGGATCAGCGTGTTCGGCTCCCATAATTTGCCGTCTTTATCGCGCCAGCTATCGACGGTTACCAGTAGCTCTTTAGAACGCCCATAGCGGCGGTTCATTTCCCAGTCGATGCACTGCTGCGCCAGTTTTAGCGCTTTCATGGTGCTTTCAACAATGATAATGCGGTTGCGATAACGCATTTGAGCCGCTTCAGGATCGCGACTCCGGGCTAACGTCACCGAACCATATCCTGCGTCCTGTACCTGCTCCTGAAGTTGGCTAACCGACATCGACACACCGATATAGTCAGAGAAGCGCTGATCCATACCGGAGTTATACGCAGCATCTTCAATATTGATGCCCTGCGCGACCCCGCTGGCGGCTTTGCGCGTTCCCACCCGAGTCAGGTATAAACTCCCATCTGGCAGGTCGTAATACAGCAGTGCCGCCCAGCGGGTGATGCGATCAATAATTTCCTGCGAGGATTCCCCCCAGTTCAAGGTAAATTGAGGGACAATATCGAGGTCGGTAACATCACTGGATACCTTAATGCCATAGGGCTGCGCCAACCGTTGAGCTATCTGTAGCGCGGTCGATTGGCTGATAACATTGTTCGGCCACTCGGCAGAGCAATCAACCAAGTCTTGGCATTTGCTCCGCCCTGTGGCCCTCACTTCGCGGCGAGAGCGGCTAATCATTGGAGTCCAGCGGTCAATGTATCCGGTCAGGGCAATATCATTTCCCAGTGAAACAACACAAGGGTCGCCCGGATTCACCCACTGCTGGTTATCACTGCCAGGATAAAGATCCATCAAGGACACACTAAAGTCACTGGGAAGCCGTTCAATACTGCGCGTGACACGAACATTGTCCCAGCCGGTAATGAGTTTATTGCCAATGTGCAATGTCAGATCATCACTCATGAGTTCAGTGCCTTAAACCGGATAGGCATAAATGCCGGGTGAACCGGATTCGCCATTTCGACAAGAGCATCACCGCGGCGGGCATCCTGATAAAGCCGGTTGGCCAGATTCAACGCGGGCAATGAGCGGTTAAAATTGACTACCTCCATACGAGACAGGTTTGCCCCCGTTTGCTGTAACAGCGTGACAATCGAGCCACGTAGATCCATTAATACCTGGTATACCTCATCATTGCCGCTATCAGCGGCAGAAAGTGCCGCGCCGTCTACCACATCACAAACCCGCGTCAATATATCGACCGCATCGTCATAGCTTTCCGGTTGATATTGTGAGGCAGCAAACACCATTGCACCGGCACACAACATAATCATGAGCTGATAACTGGCGGCAGCGGTATTGTTGTCGCTGGGATTGGGTCGAAAGGTGTCGTCATTGATGCTCGTCAATTCCTGCATCATGCGGATTAAATCCAGGGTACTGGCCCCGCTGACCAAGATGGCATTCACGACAGCAAGAACAGCGTTGGCATGTGCTTCTACCGACGCGGCCTCTGTCAATGTATCGGTAGCGGCAAGGACAGATGCCCGCCCCTCGACTGATACCGCCATTCTTTGTGCCACCAGCGCGGACAGGTTCGTCGTGTCACTCTGCGTGCTAACCGATGTCGTGGCCCCTGATACGCTGCCGCCGACAGTGCCATGATTAAAACGGCCATAACGATCACGCCCAAGGGTTGAACGGAGGACATTGCCGAGATTTGTCGCCTCACTGGTGGTTGAATCCACCATGTTGCCCCAGAATGCCGCGGTACTTTTTAGTGTTTTGATGGTTTGAGTGACGGAACGGATCTCACCTTTGACCGTAGCAATAAAGGTCGCAACGGACTTAGTGGCCAGACCAAACCATGAAGACTGAATCGACGAAACCGCATCTGCGGAGCTGGTAATAGAAAATACCCGTAATCCCGACTCAATGATGGTCAGCGTAAATTCAAAAACGCGCCCTGACTCTGCCCCTTCATTCAGACGAAGACCACTTTCGGGAATACTGACCGTCATTTCGCCCAGTGTGGGGTGCACTAATGTTCCTGCATCAGGCATTTCACAGGCCGCGATCAATGAATTGCGCTGGGTTATGACATCCGGCGCGTTATAAAGGCCGCTACTCTGAATAAGAAAACCACGAATAGTCAGGCGGCGGGTGGCACGGCCTAAATCTTCAATCCACGCCGTATCTCGATAAGGGTACTCATGAATAGCCTGACGGCGACCGAATACACCTTCCGCTTTCATAACAGCAAAGGGAACACCACGGAAAGAGGCAGGATGCAGGTGTTCTGACCACTGCCAGCTATCACCACCGGTACCTAATAAATCAGAAAGTGCATTGCTGATCAGTGACATTTGACCCTCTCCGTAAATGAAAAAACCCGCACAAGGCGGGCTTACAATAAGGTGGCTACATTTTTGGGATTACTGGCGGGGAATCAAGACGTGAGTAACCGATTCACCATTAGGTTAGGTTGGCTATTTTGATAAAAATAACTTTAATTCATTGATATTTATAATAATCCCAGCCAGCAATTTCATTTTTAGCTTTAGCGTCACCCAATAGTGATCTAAGAATCTTTATCTCAACTACTCTCGATGACTCTTCACAATTAATTGGGGCGTCGTGAACTTTCGATTTAAATCCATCGATAGAATACTTGCTAGACAACCCCAAAATAAAAGCCTTTCCATCTTTATCTATAGAGTTTCCTTTCTCATAAAATGAGATGGTTTTTTTTATTTTCTCATCCAGATGATGAAGTTCTAAAGCCATTGCTTCAGCCCTGTCCTCCCCATTAACAAGTCTTTTTAAATAAGAATTACCATAGTTGCAACCAAGCCCCCAAATACCCGCGGCGCTTCTAGCTGTGACTATGTCAACAGGCTCTGCGAATAAGGGAAAAGATATAAATATAGTCAACAGTAAAATATGCTTCAAACGAATCTCCAACCAGTTTAATCAAGCTATTGATAGTATATTTAGAACATATCAGGCATACAATTAACTTGATTTAACCCGAGTAATTCATTGATGTTGATATTTTAGCCCCTTTCTTGGTGGCGATTTTATGGCGTTCACCTGTTTTATCATTAATCAGCGTAATTTCAATTTCTGATTTATCCCCACCAATATCCTGAGTAATATCATTAATATATCGTCCACTTTGCTGAGATGCGTTTATGGATATGGGAGGTAATGCGTTAATATCAGAAGTGTCGGTGGTTAACTCATCTGGCTGGGGATGAATGGCGGGCAAGCCCGGCATTATCTTCTGGAGATAGTTACGTGTTTCTGCAGGTGCTTTTCCTAATCCATGTTTCTTGACGTTATTTTGTCCCCAATTGTAGGACGCTACCGCCTTGTTCACATCACCATCAAACATTTTCAGTAAGTCAGAAAGATACTTCGCCGCCGCTTCGCTGGATTTGTTGAAATCCATACGATCTGCCGTAGTGGTTAATCCGTAGTCTCTGCCCGTCGCGGGCATAAACTGAAATGGCCCCTGCGCCCCTGCGGGTGACAGTAGATTTTTACCTCGATTAGATTCATTCAGGTAAATACTCGGTTGTTGCTTTGTTGGTTTTGCCATATCACACCACCGTTGCACAAAGGGAGGCATTTACCCGGCTTGGAATAACCAACGGGGCAGATTGCATCATCAGGTAACGCTGTGCAGGATCAGGATTTACCCAGGATTTAGGTGCGAAAGCCAACGGCCCATAATTAAAATCAGGGTCCAGAATGACGCCAAAGGCGCGAGTGCCCATCAGGTCAGCACCTGACATTAATACCGCCCCATCGGGGATCATTGGTTTTTCAACGCCATCAACCGGATCAATATACCAATCGTTATACAGCCACAGATCAAAGTTGCCCCAGCGACCTTTATAAACCGCGCCCTTATTGACGCGCGGCCCCGCATCAATCTGATTGCCAAACGGACTCAATGCCGGGAATGTGATGGCATTGTCTTTAATGGTGGTATCGAGACGGAACGCTTTCCAGGAGGAGGTGGTAAAGACCAAATCCGTGGCCACCGCACCTGACTCTTTCAACATCAAGGTTTGCCAGTCGTCAATATCATCTGATGGCTGGGTATTGGTTGCACCGGCGGTGACCGATAGAGGCCATTTATCTGACCCACTCAAGGTAATGGTCAGGTTACTGGAGCGACCAAAATCAATGACCGTGGTCGGGAATCCATCCCCCACCACGGTAATCTGAGATTTAGTCAGCGCACTGGCGGCCATCCATTCCAGCCGACGGTTCAGCATGTCGATCTGGTCTTCCATTTCAAACTGTAGGTTTATCATTTCACGTTCTGCGGCGGTATATTCCCCACCAATGCGTTCTCCCATCTGACGGCGGATCGGTTTACGCAAATCAGGCGCGCGTTTGTCTTTGATATAAGCCGGTTTGAAGGTGTTGGTTTGATATTTGCGGCTCTCCACCAGTTGACCTTCAACTAACGGGGAAACGAAAGGAGACATACGACGTTTACCAATATCAACATCGATGGAAACCTCTTCGGTTTCGTAGGTCACCACATTGGTGAAGAAGCGATCGAGTAACCAGTTCTGGCTTGTTTTCAGGTTGGGAACCAGCCCCACCAGCACATTGGTATCGTAAATATTCATGGAGTATCTCTTTTAATTTGCTGGCAGCCAGCGCCGCCAGGCAAAGATTGAAGACGAGCAAACCCCTGCCAGGTGAATGGCATTGGGTGCAAATTAAGAAAGTGAGGTTTTAAACCGGTGCCTGGATACTGTCTTCAAGGAAGATGGAATATGAACGCAGAGCGGTTTTTAACTCGGCCAGCGTCCACGAATCATCGTGAATAACCCTGTTCTGATTAAACTGCCCCATCAGATAAACGCCACCGCGCTGGGTGGCAGTTGTGGTATCTACGTTATCCACCAGGATGGCTACAGGTACCTCACTGCCATCTTTGGCAGTCTTAACCGACTTGACGTACTCACTTGATGCCTTGATTTTGCCCATCACGGTACCGCGCATATGAATGAAATCCACCTGGGCAACAACGCCGGTATCTGTCACCAACTGCAATGGCCCGGAAACTAACTGATCCGGAACAAACAATGATGACCGCACACCCGGCTGAAACGCATTTTGGCCGATGTTATCCATTATTTTTTACCTTTTGCTGAGTCATAGAGACGGGTCATTTTAGTGACCATTGATGCACCTTTTGATGCGGCAGCGGCGTCCTGACCGGGTTGGGCATTGCCTACGGCCTGCATCCGTTCATCCAAAGAGCGTTTGCGCGGAGCGCTGGCAGATATCGGTGCTGTGGCGGTAGTGGAGGCAAGCACCCGGATCACGGCGGCGGAACTCATGCCGGAATTGAGCGCCAGAGAGATCGCTAAATCACCGCGCCCGGTAGCATGTTTGCTACCAAAGATACGCGCACAACGCTGGCGTTCAGCACTGCGGCCTTTTTTAACGTTGCGATCATCAGTATTATCATCGCCGTCGTTTTCATCGCCCTCTTCTGCATCAGCATCATCGCTGTCGTCTTCGGCATCAGGCGAGGCCACTTGATCAGCCAGCCCCAGTTGCACACCATCAGCGGCCAGGTAACATGCGGCCTCGGTGTCCCTGATAGTTCTTTCAGCTATCCCGCGATTGCGGGAAACGGTACTCACGAACAAGCGGCCCATCTCGTCAACATCGGACTGAATAGCCTTTTTTGCCTCCTCGCTTAATGCCTCGTAGGGATTGGATTCCGCTTTTCTGCTACCAAAAGTGATTATCGTGACCTGGACGCCATCGCTTTTTATGCGCTGCGACCAGTCAACATGCATCACGATGACGCCGATAGAGCCAACCCCACCAGTGCGCGGGACGATAATCCGATCTGCGGCACTGGCCAGTGCATAAGCGGCTGAGTAGGCATTTTCGGACAGGATTGACCAAATGGGTTTAGCGCCACGGGCAGCATAAATTTCATCGACCAAATCAAAACAACCGGCGACTTCACCGCCCGGTGAGTCGATATCAAAGCAAATGCCCTTGACCGCATCATCATTGATTGCAGTCAGAAAGCTGGCGCGAATGCCGTCATAGCCGGTCATGCCGCTGTAGGGTCGCAAGGTGCCTAACTTTTGCACCAGCGTGCCCTGAATCGGAATAACTGCAATCCCTTCGATAACGTCATAGCCACAATCACGGCCCTTGCGGGAAAAGAACTCATCCTCTTCTTCGCCCCAATCGGTATTGGACTGAATGCGCGTTAGCCCGAACCGGTCAGTCAGCGCCGCCATAACCACTTCAGCCTTGTGCGGATGAAGGGCCAGAGGGGTGTTAAATAGCCGCTGGGCTAAATGTGGAAGATTCACTGTGCCTCCGGTTTTTGTTGTTGGTTGGCTGTAGGCTGATCGGGTGCAAAGGTTTCAGCTTGCAACCATGTAGGGATCGGCAATCCACGCTCAATGTAGGCCTCACGTTCTCGCTGGCGCTGATCCAGCAATTCTTCCCAGTCTTCACCGACGTTTTCAGCGGCTTCCATTTCGAGAGTAGATAGCCCCGCCTCCATGCCAAGAATGGCCCCTTTCTTCTCAGCCACCGGATCAACCCAGCCCCGCCCTGGCCCCATCCACTGAGCACGGCAATATGCCGCTTTCGCCGCGAGGAAATCAGGTGCGCCAGCAGGTAAAGGAACCTCACCTAAGTCATGCAGTTCTTCGATAAAGCACGATAAAATGGGCTGAGCGAATCCCGTGGCAAAATCATCACGGCGGCGGGTCAGGGTTTTCCACGCTTCCAGCATGGCGGAACGGGCTGAACTGTAGTTAACATCAGACCAGTCTTGAGTCAGTTGCTGGGTAGATATTCCCAATGACGCCGCAACATTTCTCAGCGCGGCACTTTCAAAAGCGACAAAGTTACTGGTTGGTCGAACCGCATTAAGCGCGGTCATACTTTCACCGGGTGCCAGTATTGGAATACGGGCACCACCTTGTAATGAAAGGCGTTTTTCGTCGTGATATTCCCGACGCATTTTCTGATACTTAATCACGTCCTCACCCGTATCAAGGGAGTCCGCAACCAGACCGGGGTCATAAGGCGACGTGATAAAAGCAGCAAAAATGGAGTTCAGGATTGATGACTGCAATTCCACTTCATCGTACTTAATCAGCATCTTCAGGCGCTGGACGATGGGAGTAAAAATACTGATGCCGCGATGCTGAGAGGCCCGATCGCTGTCAAAGTCATGAATAACGATGGGGCGGCCCCAGTCAGTTTCACGCTGGATGCGCTCCCAGGTCATGGTTTCTTTACCACTCCACCAGTCACCGATATGAGCTTTGCGGATGTGATAAGCAATCGGCACGCCATCCTCATCAATTTCTATCCCACCGCGAATATTCGGCATGTCGAATTTCTCTTGCGGATTGCTTAGCCGATCGGGATCAATGATTTGCATGGTCGTGGCATACTGCGCCCGTCCATAGCCAAGGCGGTCAGGGCGATATTGCATCACACAGAGCGCGTCACCGTCAGTCAGCTTGTGGCGAAAACCAAGCCGCAGGAGTTGCGCGACGGTTTTCTTTCTTTCCACATCACAATAACGGTTTGGGTCATTCGCCCAAATTCGCCAGCCTGATTCAATGGCCCGTCCATATTCATCCGCCCATTTCGCGTCAAATTGAGGATTGCCAGTCATCAGCGCCAGAGTCCGATAATCGACTTTAGCCAGCGGACGGAAAGACGCACCCACGGCATTATCCAAAATGCGGGTAACGCTGCCCGAGGCCCAACCATCATTGCGCACCATGTCACGAACACGGGCAACCACCTGATTACGGGAGGGATTAATTTCGTTGTCTGGTGACCATAGTGATGGTTGCCAGTTAGCCATGGTGTCACTGAATTGATCAGCAGCGTCATAGGGAACACCACTGGAACCATTTAGCATTGATGCCCTTGATTGGGATGGCGGCAAGGGGCGACCGTCAGGACCTAAAATCCTTACTGGGTTTTTCATCAATAACGAAACCTTAACGCCCTACGGGGATGTTTAACGATGCCTAGCTGTGCCTGAAGCAGTTGAATTAATCCCATCAGTTGACCGATATCAGTCGGCTGATAGGTCACTGAGCGAGTGCCATCCCCTTGCGCATAGGAGAAAGAGACGCCTTTCGCACCGGTTGATAATTCGATATAGGCTTGCTGTGCCCGGTTTAATGCTTCTTGTAATTGGGCGCGACTCATCGCACCGGCCAGCAGGCTGGTGTTTGCATGGAACATAGAAATCCTTATGCCAATCGGCTGGCGATGCTTTTTATGTTAGGGGGTTCAGCTTCCTGAATAATGGCCCCCGGCAGGCGCAGGCTGGTTTTTTCTTCTGATACAAAGCGAGCAGGATGCAAAACTTTATCGGGTTCGGATTCAATCAGCATTGCACGGGTGTTTAATTTCAGGCCCAAATGGAACAAGCCCGCCAGCGCTGCATAGGCATAAACCCGGCAGTCCAGCGCTTCGTTAGCTTTGCCGTGAGGCAATTCCCATACGCTGTAACGCTGCCCCGCCGCCTCTTTCATCACCAGTCGCTCAGCGGTTAACTGGCTGAAATAGCCCATATCCCGATCGGTTGAAAAATGCATATAACCGGGGCCGGGTTTATCCAGATGAAGACGGGCGCGGATGGAGTCTTTTGCCGAGTTCACCCCAATGATCACCGGACGAAATTGAGATCGGTTCTTTGAGGTCGGCCGTTTGTTAGGCCAGATCGGGGAACGTTTACCACCAGTGGCGGATTCCCCTTTGATGGCCCATATCCGCCGAGCCAGACGTTCTTTGGCAAACTCATAGACCTTTTGTGTGTGGTTGCCGCCGGAGTCATGACAGGCGGCCATGATGGTAAAACCACGACCATCTGCCCGCCGCCAGATTTGTTTCAGATAAGCATCAAGCCGAAGCCAGGGTTCTGCCGTTTCAAGGTCACCCTCGATAACGTCAAATGCTACCGACCAGCTCTCTTCATCCTTACCCCATCCCACAACTTCAATTTCCAACCGGTCTGCCTGAGTATCAATTCCTGCCGTCAGGACAGCAACACCATCGGGAACTTCAGCGTCAAAAACTTCTCTTCGCGACAGTAGCTCATCCACCGGCAACCGTTTACCGTAGTTGGGCCGATGAGGTAGGCCCATCTGGGTATTCCACCAGGCTAGCTCTTTATCAGGGTCCCCTTTCGCTTTAAGGTATTTAGCGGCGATATCAGACGGTTTGTCTTTTTGCCACGGGCTAAATATCTTGGATGCCTGAAATCCGGCATGAATGTTATCGACACCCAACTTACCGCAAATGGGACAAACTGCTCGATGCACAGCGTGACGCTCAGATTCAGACCAGCGCCATACCACACCCAGCGCCGTCTGATCATCAATGTGCCAGGCTTGCTCATAATCATTTAGTGGCACATGGCGCTGCTCGCAGCATTCGAACGGTTTGGTTTGATGCCACTCAATAGTGTGTAGCGCTCTCAGCCGGTCGCCCTCTGACCAGCCGGAACCACAGCTTTCACAGTGGATCATGGCTAACTTTGTATTGTGTTTATCCCCCTCCGATGGCCAGTGAACATGCTTGAAGAAATCAGGAAATTGGCGGTGACCACAGTGTGGACAGGCCATCGATGCTCGTCGCTGATCAGACTCCTCATAGCTGCCCGCAATTCGGCTTTCATCTTCAACGGTCGGAGAGCAGGCCCTGACAGATAGCCAGTTCAGGCCAAAGGTCGCGGTGCGCTCTTCTGCCAGCGTTATCGGGTCACCCTCACGGGTAATCGGATACTTATCTACCTCATCGGCCAGCAATACCCGAATCGGGCGACGGGCAAGGTTATCCGGGCTACCTGCTCCCGCCAGTGCCAGAAACCCCCCGGTAAAGGATTTGTACAATAATGTCTCTTTTGAATTTTTCTGCTTGTTGCCGCCAACGAGCTGGCGAAGCGCCGGTGTCACCCTGACTAACGGGGTGATTCGTTCTTTCGAAAATTGCTCGGCAGCGTCTTCTTTGGGTTGTAATAACAACATTGGGCAGGGATCGAGATGCGCAAAGTAACCAAACAGATTTTCCAGCAACGCTGTTTTCATCAACTGGGTACAGCACATCACGGTGATGATATGCACCCCTGATTCCGTCGCCGCCAGCATCGGGCCACGGGCAATTTCTACCGTGGTGGTTTCCCAATTACCCGATGTACTCCCCGCCTCTTTTGCCAGTTTACGGTAGCGGTCAGCCCAGTCCGGTACGCTAATGCGCGGGGGCGGCGTCCATCCCTTACGAACGCTGAGAAGTAACCGGTCATGTTTGCTCTGCGTTAAACTCAGGTTCGCCGAGGCCAGAGATGTGTTTGTGGACATATGCTAATAACACCTCGGTCATTCTGTCGGCGGGAACATCCAAGTCAGCCGCCATCAAAGGAGCCACCCTTGACGGCCAGTTCATCCAGGCGTCGCGTTGTTCACGAAAAGCGCTAAACAAAATATCTTCTGCAGCCGTTAGCTCCACCAACTGCCCGTCTTCTTTCTCAAACTCCAACTTGGTTAATAGCGCCAGGTAATTCTCTTTTACTCTGCTGGCTTCTTCTCGGGTCCATTCGACACCATTGGCCAGCATGATCTCTTTGACCACCGTATTAGTATTGTCATCAGTATCGGCAGCGGTAACTTTTACGGGCTTATTCTTGCTGGCGTTTTTAGTGCGCGGATCTTTGCTATCGCGCAAAGTAGCAACAGCCTTATCACTTTCCGCAACGTTGACCAGATCGCCATCAAGAACGATATATTTTCCGGCCTTTATCCAGCGGCTCACCGTCTTCCGATCTACGCCAGCATGTTTGGCGTAATCAATCTGCGTCATTGTGCTCATGGTGAAAATTGCCTCTGTGGGGCATGGGACATTGCCGTGGGACATTGCCGTGGGACATTTGCGTGGGACATTTTTTTGTGTCCCATCCTGAATGTCCCACGCAGAAAAACGGCTACAGCCGCACGGCGTAAGGGCTGACGGTTACAGTTGCATAACTATGCGCATGGGACATGGGACACAAAATGAAAATTTTATAGCTGGTAAAACTGCACGGCGCGCAATGCCCGTACATTACAAAAGTCGCAGGAAGGACCCAAAAAATTCTGAGGGGGAATCATTATCATTTGGCGGTAGCTAGTGCATTCTGAATAGCTTTGCTCAACTCACCCGGCATTAATGCCACTGCCATAGCGCTGGCGCGGTCCATATAAAGGTGAGCAAAACGAAGTTATTAAATATGCCGCAGAAATTGACACAATAAAATCTGAACTTGCTGATAATTTAAATGATGGGTTCATTGTTGATCAAATGTGTTTATGTACTAGTGACCTTTCATTTCTATTAACTGAAAACTTCCATTTCAAGCGCATTAATACTCGTGATGATGTTGAGTACGATGATGAGGATGATATCCCTTACCGCTGGAGGCATGAGGCGGCTGTGCTTACTATTTTCTTGACGGATGTTATTAATCGGCTGTGTATTTTGTTGAGTTATAAGCCCACAGAAAAAGAATAGTTAATTAAAGAGTTATAAATCGCCCATTAATTGGGTGATTGGATAACTGTTACCTAAATTCAGGCTGAGGGTTATTTCATGAATCCGATTCAATTTATCAGCAAGAACATTACGCAGCAGCTTATGGATGAAGGTTACTCCTTGCCAGTGGCTCAGGGGGGGGGGCAAATGAAGCGGTTGATCTGTATCGCCGCGCTTCCCAGCCAACTACCCGCAGTCGTGGCATTTACGACGACTGCCTAAAAGCGGCTCTCAATTACGCAAAGATGAGCGGTGAAAAGGCCAAGCCAATTAAAACCGCCAAAAAGAAGAAAGCATAAACAGATACCGGCGCATGCGGGCGCCATCAACAGTGGAGTAAATTTCAATGTCATGCATAAAAACTTATCCAGACCGGCTGCATTTTGATTATGCAAACCCAAAAGAAAGCAGTATCAGCATCAATGATATTGCCCAGGCACTCTCTAATGAATGCCGGTTTGCTGGCCATCTACCAAATTTCTATTCAGTGGCGGAGCACTCATGGCTTGTTAGTCAACTTGTTAGCCCTGAATTCGCACTGGAAGCCTTGCTGCACGATGCGACTGAAGCGTATTGCAAAGATATCCCCTCCCCTTTAAAGCGCCTGCTGCCAGATTACAAGGGCATTGAGCGCGGGATTGATATGGTTATCCGCAACAAGTTTGGTTTACCTGCAGAGATGTCACCAGAGGTTCACCACTTTGATTTAGTCATGCTGGCCACTGAGCGGCAAGAGCTGGAAATAGATGATGGTGAAGTCTGGCCGATGCTCGAAGGGATTCAACCAGCCAATATTGCCATTTGTCCTATGTCGCCTGGTCATGCTCGCGTTGTTTTCTTGGCTCGCTTCAATGAGCTAACTGCAGCCACTCAATCATGATGTACGGCCTGTTTCTACTCGTCTGCTACACCTTCCAGCCGTGCCAGTACGAGCCGCAAGGCTACGTCTATCCGGATGATAAGAACTGTATAGCCGACATCCAGCAACAAGGTCTGCCACCTGAATATGAATGCCTGCCAGTTGATGGCGTTCTCTATGCGAGGAAACAGTGATGATCAAGACAATTACAGCGGTACCAGTTGAGCGTGATAACTGTGGGTTCTGGACTCACCCTGATTACTTTGAGCCAGCAAATGGAAATGAATTTGGGGTTGAAGGTGAATTCGATGCATGGAAAGCGTTAAACCGCGTCGTCGGGAAACTGGAATGGATGGAGTGCGAAGATAATGCCGAAGAACTGCAGGCCGCATACGACGCTGGTAATTGCGATCTCAGCATGTGGCAGCCCAACCCACCAGCGGGTGATGGTTGGTTTCTCGCTTCTATTCATGACTCAGAAGACGGGCCGGTTTGTTACTGGCTGCGCCCTATCGAATGCGACCCAGAAGCATTAGCTGCCCACTTCAACATTTGCTATGCGGAAGCATTCAAGACTGAACACCTGGTAGCAGAACGCGATGCGGCACTCAATGCTTGTTCACTGATTGCCGAGGCTTTGGGTATTACCGGCGCAGTAGCAGGTGACACCATTGCGCGGGTGCAGCAGCTGGTTGGCGAGACGGCAGCGCTGTGGAATGAAAACTCAGTACGGCAACAACATGCGGATTGGTCTAATGCCACTTTCGGTAATGTCGGGCCAATTGGGCCACTTAAGCACCTTTCAAAAGAAGCCTTAGAGACAGCAGAATCGCCCGATGATTTATCTGAATGGGCTGATATGCAGTTCCTATTTTGGGATGCACAACGCCGCGCTGGTATTACAGACGAGCAGATAACACAGGCAATGGTTGCAAAGCTGGGAATCAACAAATCCAGAGTGTGGCCTGAACCAAAAGACGGCGAACCTCGTGAACACATCAAAGCCGACTGCACTGTAGAGGGGGATCCAGCACCAGTTAAATACATCGTCATTTTGCAAAGGGCTTGGTGCAATGATAGCGGCTCAGGAATCAATTATCACTCTGACCTTGTTGAGTTTGATAAGCGAGATAAGGCAATAAAGTATGGTTTTGAACTTCAGGATAGCGACGATTTCAATATTGGCGTACTCACAAATGGTGTTCTTACATCATTCGACTGGATGGCTAAACCACTTGCAGAAACCAAGGATTCTTTAGCAAGAATTGCCAGCGGAATAGGCATAGAGGGGAATGCAGATGGCAACTCATGACGTGTATCAGAAATACTTAAAAATAACCGACGCCGTTGTTGATGATGCTTTTGCTGGAACTAATTTCGGCAGAACTGATTTCAGAACAATTCTCGCTGAAGTAGTTATTAAGCGCGCCGCTGGATACCACTGCGGGCACACAGCCACCACGATAGCTAAAGAGCTGAAACTGATAACTGAAAAAACAGAGAAGCCGACTGCATTAGGTTTTCAGGTGGTGATGGATATGTATTACCGAAGAAAGTTGGCAACCAAACAGATTGAGGGGAATGCAGATGCTTAGTGAAAAACAGTCAGTCATTCAACTGGCGCAAAAAGTTGTACAAAACAATCCGGGGCTAACCTCAAAAGAGGTCGCTAATCGCGTATCTCAAATCCGTCCTGCCAGAGTCGATGTGGTTAATAGAGCCTTAGAGCGTCTGAGCCTAAAAGGTGAAATTAATCGAATCAAATCAACGAAAGGTGTAATTACCAATCACCCAAAACCTGAACAGTTCGGGATTACTCGAACTATGGCCTTTTTTAACAAAACTCTGTTAGATGTGCGTAACAAATATAAGTCCGAATTAGAGAATTATATTGGCTCGTAAGTAGTTTTAATCACGGCCTGTGTGCGGCGGGCCTTTAAATAAACAGTGTGGGGGAGTCATCATGTTTAAAAGTGGAAAATTGATGAAAGCAAGCGCATGGGGCCAGCGTGAGTTTGAAGAGGGTTCTGTTCCAGATAATAGAACTATTAAGCGCTGGATTGAGATTGGAAAACTGAAAGGAAAAATTATTGATGGGGGTATCTGGGTTAATTCCTCAGAACGTTGGGGAGTTGAAACAGCAATCTCATCACTTGTTCATCAAATGATTACTGAGGCGTAAATCATGGCAGCCCGTCCCCGGCAGCGAGTAAACAGGCATTTACCAGACCAATTGTATTTTGATAAATCTACGGGTGTTTATCGTTTTACCCTGGTTACCGGCAAGAGAAAATCTCTCGGCACTGATCGTGCTATTGCCATCGCTGTTGCGCGCGAATACAACAATCAAATGCGACCAGAAAAAACGGTTTCTATCCATTCACTGATCCGGGAATCTGGCGGCAATAATGGCGAAGCACGTCCATTCTCAGAGCATATTGATAAAATATTAGCCCGTGCAATTATTGATGAAAAACCAGCAGCTGCGACCAAGGCCGACTGGGAAAGCGACAAAGTGAGAGTTAAAGAATATTTTTCCAATATTCCCACTTGCGATATCGACCTTGAACACGTAAATGGATTCATCCAACACTATCATGCTGACGCATCAGCAAATGTTCAGAACCGTAAAGCCAGCTTTCTAAAAAAACTATTTAGCTATGCGGTCGATGAATCACTGATGATGGATAATCCGGCCGCCCGTAAAAAAATGCGGCGAACAGATAGCAAAATAAGACGCCGATTATCAATTGAAGATTTTATTAAAATTCGTAATGCTGCTGATCGATGGTTGAGAACGGCAATGGATCTGGCAATTCAAACTGCCCAGGCACGATTAGAAGTATCACGTATTCGTTACAATATCAGCCAACCCAAGGAAGGTGTTTGTGGCTGTAAAATGTATGACGAGCCAGTAAATGGCATTCATGGGATGCTTTATATTCATCGTCAAAAGGTTCAGCACAAAGAAGCGTCTCATGTGGCCATACCCATTGGTAATGTCCTCAAAGCTATCATTGATGAAAGTCGGGACAACATCGCCAGTCCGTATGTTGTGCATCGCTTACCGCTCAATCGCAGCAATCCCATCAGCAAAGAAGTTCGCCACCCAACCCAGGTGGCACCTGATTATTTGAGTCGGGCGTTTTCCACGTTACGAGATCAGATCGGCGTAGGTTCTAAATTGCCCTTTGAGCAACGCCCAACATTTCATGAGATCCGCGCCCTCGCCGCCCACATGTTTAAAATACAAGGCATGGATCCGCAAGCTCGCATGGCTCATAGCGATGCTAAATCAACGCAGATTTATACAGAGAATCATGTCGCATGGGTGGAAGTTCCGCATGGAGAAATTGCAGTTTGAGTGATGGTAAAACCATACCCTAAGTCGTTGATGTGTATAGAGTGGAAATCGTAAAAAACGCACTGTTTGTTTATACAGTTAAATCAAATGAAAGCCAGTATATATGCGGGTTTCAAAGGTTAGAGACGGGTGTCATGGGGTGTCGGGGGTCGGAGGTTCAAATCCTCTCATGCCGACCAAATATCCCAAAGAAAACCAATCCGTTAGGGTTGGTTTTTTTGTTTGTAGGATTTGGCAGGGGAAACACAGGGAAAAAAATGACTCATTTGCGAGTAGCTAGAAATCATTAACTTCAATTACTAATAAAATAAAAATACATAAATACTATTAATTATTAAAAACCAGAATTTTCATTGTATTGCCCATCAATTCCTCATCAATATGCTTAATTAGCAAAATATACCATTTGCAATAAATCAATTTCGTGAACTACATTTTTGATGGATATATTCACTATCCTAATGAATATGGTTGCATTTGTATTTATTGCAATTATATATAATCACATCGATTACCAGAGGGTGTTATTACCATGGGCAATAATAATCAACTGAAGAATGAAGATGATACTGCGGCATTAGATTTATTGGAGCAGGCGATGGGGTTTACTTTTCAAGCCTCATTGCGTGCTGCAACAATTTTAGGGGTAGCGGATTATCTGACAGAAGAGGCAAAAACTGCGGAGGAACTTGGACAGACAGTAGGGGCAGACTCACGTCACTTAAATCGCGTATTACGCATGCTAGCATCGCGAAATATCTTTGCAGAATCAGCAGATGGTCGATTTTCACTGACCCCAGCGGCACAGTATCTTCGCTCAGATCATCGTGACTCACTGCGCGCGGCGGTATTAATGCTGACGGATAAAACATTCTGGCTCCCACTCGGTAATCTTGTCGAAAATCTACGAGGTGAATCGGCCTTTAAAAAGGCATTCGGAATGTCTTTTTATGAATACTGGTCACGAGATAACATTCCCGAATCAGAAGGTGATTTTCATACTGGTATGTCATCGATGTCCTCAGTAGAAAATAACTTCTTGGTGCGCAGCTATGACTTTCCAAAACATGCCACAGTGATTGATATTGCCGGTGGTTTTGGGGGATTACTGTTAAAAGTACTGCAAAATAATCCCACATTACAGGGTATTTTATTCGATCGCCCTGCGGTCTTGGCGAAGAACCGTCTTGGTGAGTTAGGAGATGATTCACGTTGGGAAACCCAGACAGGTAATTTCTTTGAAAGCTGCCCAACAGCTGATATTTATTTATTAAAATACATCACAATGGATTGGCCGGAAGAACAAGCAAGTCAGATATTGCGCAGTTGTCGTAATGCAATGCGGCCCAATTCAAAAGTGCTTATCTTTGAACCTGTTATATCCAGAGAAGATACCAGGCAAGGTGGCAAAGAGATCGACCTTTTGTTATTAGGTAGTTTTGATGGAGGACAAGCACGCACTGAGGAGGAACTTAAAACACTGCTAGCCAGCGCAGACCTGAAACTTAATCGTATTATCGATACCGGAAGCTATGTATCAATTATTGAGGCTATTCCAGCCTAAATATAAGTATCTATTTTAAAGAAATACGGCCTAATTGAAGATTAGGCAAAAGTTTATTCGGATAATGGCCATCTATTAAATAATAAAGGAAAACGGGCAATGTTATGAAATATGGCGGTATAACATTGTCTATTTTATTAACAATTAAATATTAATAATAACAAGATTAAGAAGTCTTTCAATATTAAATGGGGGAAGTTATTTTTACAATTATAGCTATAAGTCTTTTTGCCAACCCTTGGCGATAAACATATTTGATGATCTTACTCACCACTCCCAGAAAACAGAGTGGCGAGAATCATACAAACATTAATCAACTATAACGCGACCATTAAGCGGCTGAATTGGCCGATTATTGTTATGATGAACAACAGACTGGAATTGATGTATTTGTTCAGCAGAAACATTAACAGGCTGATCAAGCACTAACCAGGTTACACCTTCAGAACAAGGTGGTGTGGTAAGTGAACCACTAAAACGGTAAAAATTGAACTGTTTTGGTAGCAACGCATTAATATCCAAAGGTCTATTCAGTATTGTTAATTGGTCTACCGCTGTTGGCATTTGCTGCCAGGCCAGTGCCAATTGTGTATTAGCTTTTCCCAACTGGAACAGCAGCGCCAATACTACCAACTCACCCTTGTTATCTTTATAAACAAAATGAGCTTCCAATGGGAACTGTTTGCCATCAATTTCGTTTTCACTGGGGGCGTGAAAATGGAATTGTTGCAATGTAAACGTATCGCCATCCAGCTTTAACGTATTACCAGCGCTAGTATTAATCTGAATCGTATGGCCATTATTAACGATTTGTTGCTTGCCTTGCTGGAAATTTAATTCCAATTGACCATGATGAGTTTTCAATGCGCCATGAATATTGACTGGTGACTGATTTTTACCCGTTTCACAAAGAGAGAAATCAGGGGAAAGTTTCCCCCAATGTGCCGGGTCTTCCTGCCCCTCATATCCCCAGTGAGCATGTTCCGCAGCACTGGCAGAAAAACAGGCTACCAACATTGCAGCGAACAATAATTTTCCTTTCATTTCTTATCCCTATTAAGCAAAAACTAAATTACACCTGACGAACAACCATACAAAGCATGGCAATAGCCGTCGGAGTAAAAGAGTAACTCAGCTTTTTTTTAGGATATGTCAGTTACTTCCTACAAAACGATAAAATTATTGTAATAGCTTAAATTTAAACTATTTTTTCATTAATGAAAAATATAACCAACTGCGTTTGGGAGGGTGTAAAGGAGAAAATGGTGAGAAAGGCCGGTGTTAAACGGCCCTTCCCTGTTGGCTGGTTTATCAGAGAGTTAAAGCTCTTCACCATTGCTGGCAATCACTTTTTTATACCAATCAAAACTTTGTTTACGTGAACGCGCCATCGTGCCAGTGCCGTCATCATTTTTATCCACGTAGATAAAACCATAACGCTTGCTGTATTCACCGGTTGTGAATGATACACAATCGATACAACCCCACGGGGTGTAGCCCATCAGGTCTACGCCATCTTCAAACACTGCTTTTTTCATCTGCTCGATATGGGCTTTAAGATACGCAATGCGGTAATCATCATGAACCATGCCGTCATCAGCCACTTTATCGATAGCACCAAAGCCATTTTCAACAATAAATAGCGGCTTCTGGTAACGTTCATACAATACGCTCAGTGAATAACGCAAGCCGACGGGATCGATCTGCCATCCCCAATCGGATGCTTTAACATGTGGATTCGGTACACTGCCCTCAAAGCCAGAAAGGGAGTTGCCGCTACCGGGATTAACCGCAGAAACTGCGTTACTCATGTAATAGCTTAAGCCCATGTAATCGGCGCAGCCCTCACGTAGAGTATCAAGGTCGCCCTCTTCCATATTGATAGTGAAACCGCGGCGCTCCCATTCATTCAGAATATATGAAGGGTAGTAACCACGCATGTGGACGTCACCGAATAGATAACGCTCACGCATAGCCTCCACCGAATACATCATGTCATCTGGATGGCAGGAGAATGGATAGAGCGGCACCATTGCAACCATACACCCGATTTTGAACTCTGGATTAATAGCATGGCCCAGTTTGACTACTTTGGCACTAGCGACAAACTGATGATGCAGAACCTGATACATCGTTTCTTCAGGATTTTCTTGCTCAGTGAACACCACACCAGAGCAGCAGTAACCAAATAGTGGATATTTCCAGTTACGTTGGTTATTGATCTCGTTGAATGTCATCCAATATTTGACTTTGCTTTTGTAGCGCTCCATGACCACTTCACTGAATTTCACGAAAAAGTCGACCACTTTCCGATTTTTCCAGCCACCGTATTCTTTAACCAAGTGCCACGGCATTTCAAAATGAGATAGCGTAATAACCGGTTCGATGCCGTATTTCAGCAATTCATCAAACATATCATCGTAAAATTGCAGACCCGCTTCATTCGGTTGCAGCTCATCACCTTTCGGGAAAATACGCGTCCAGGCAATGGAAGTACGGAAGCATTTGAAGCCCATTTCGGCAAACAGCGCGATGTCTTCTTTATAATGACCATAAAAATCAACCGCTTCATGGTTTGGATAGCGATACCCCTCTTGCACACCATCAGTCATAACTCGGTCAACACCGTGAGCGCCGCCGGACAATACATCGGCAATGCTTACACCTTTGCCGCCTTTATCCCAGCCGCCTTCAACCTGATGTGCCGCAACTGCGCCGCCCCATAAAAAATCTTTCGGTAATTGTTTGTGGCTCATAACTCTCTCCCTTAATACTGTGGGCAATTGTTCACCCTGGAAATAAAAATCAATGGCGGATAATTAACCCGCCCGAACATTAAATATTCTAGCCTTGATTCATTTGTGCCTGAGCAATAGGTGCTTCAGATGCTTTAGCACTGCCTGGTTGTTCCACATTCTCTGGTTCATCGGTAAACCCAACCAGCCAGGTGAAAACCGCTCCCAAGACGAAAGCGACGGTAATAGACAGCAGAAATCCCAAGAACTGTGCCATATGCCCTTCTTTAAAGAAGACCGGCAACACCGCAATGCCCGGCAGGCAATAGCTCCATGACACCGCATTAAAAGACCCCGCGATAGCTCCACCAATCCCCCCTGCGGCGCAGCTGCATAAGAAAGGTTTCTTCAAACGTAATGCCACACCGTAAATAGCAGGCTCGGTAATACCGAATAAAGCGGTAATCCCCGCGGACAATGAAATTCCTTTCATTTCACGGTTACGCGTTTTTAAGTAAACACCAAACATGGTTCCGGCCATGGCAAAGACTGCGGAGGCTTGCAAGCCGGTAAAAGTGTCATAACCCAATGTCGCATAGTTCCCTACAGTGACCGGAGTGATGCCCCAATGAACACCCAATGTGACCAGTGGCTGCCAGAATGCACCAACCATAAACCCTGCTATCGCTGGGCTGAGATTATAAAGTGTGTTGTAAACGCCGCCAATTGCCCCACCGATCAAGTTACCCACTGGGCCAAATACCAGCAAGGTTAAGGGCACCATAATGGCAATACAGAACATCGGGGTAAACAGGTTACGCACCACCATTGGCAGTACTTTTTCAAAGAAGCGCTGCACGTAAGACATGGCCCAAACCATCAAAATGATCGGGATAACCGAGGCGGTATAGCTCAGGTATTGCACGGGAATACCGAAGAAATCCAGGGTGGGTGATGATAATGGAATACCAGCAATAGTATTCAAAATGTGGGCAACCTGCGGATTATTTAGCGCTTCATGCATCAATTGCTGAACGGCAGGGTCTGCGGAATTCACCGTAACAATTTTATTAGCCGTCAGCATGTTCATATAATCAGGGCTGATCAACGCACAAGCAGTAATTACGGCGGTAAAAGGGTTAACATTGAATTTTTTGGCCGCCGTAAAAGCCACCATCACAGGCAAGAAGGTAAATCCGGTCCAGGAGACAAAATTTAAAATTCGATACGTACCGCTGGCGGCATCCATCCAGCCAATCGCAGCCAAGAAAGATATAATCCCTTGTAAAATACCGCAGGCGGCCAGTGGATAAAGGAAAGGTGCAAAAATACTGGAGATAATATCCATCAACCGGCTAACGATACCGACTTTAGGTGCTGCCACCGGTGCACTTTCATCGATATTAATCAGGTTCGTGACATGCTTATAGGCATCACCGACGTGATTACCGATAACCACTTGCATTTGCCCACCCGCTTCAATAACGGTAATAACCCCTTTAACACGATTTAATTTTTCTTTATCGACAGCTTTATTATCTTTCAATATAAAACGTAAACGTGTTGCACAATGTGTGACGGTAATCACATTATTATCACCGCCAATATACTTAATAATTTCTTGGGCGGTTAATGCGTAATCAATTGCCATTATTAATCTCCTGTCACGAATGCTGAGTATAAGATAAACAGAGTGTTATCGGATTATTATTAATATTTTTTCGATTGAGACTGGAGTTTAGCAAAAAGAAAGATGAAGTCACGATATAACAAAAACCATGAATTGGAATATGTAACATGTAAAAAACACCCTGTTTTATTGGGTGTTTTTATTAACTAATTGCGGGAGTTTTTTGCCGATAGTTTCAATAATATATAAAACGGGAATCTGGGTAGTAATATTATATTGCCCCTCTAATACAATAGGCGGCATGTGATAAGAGATATTTAAATCAGCCATCTTAGCCAAGGTCGAATTATCACTATTGGTCAAGCTAATAATCTTGCAGTGTTGCAGGCTAAACTGATTGGCGATACGGATGATTTCTTCCGTTTCACCAGAAACAGAGAGGATAATCGCAATCGCATCCTGATACATATCACTATTGATTGGATAATAAGGATCATCGATATAAGTGCTGTATTTCCCTACATTAGAAAAGAAACGTGCACTGTATTTTCCTAATGCACCCGATGTTCCTATTCCAACAAAAATAATTCTACGTGTAGCCGCTATTTGCGCGGCAGCGCTATCAAGAAGTTCGTCAAATTCACTATTATTAATACTTTTAAAGTAGCTAATTATTTCGCTAATACCGAAACTGACCGGTGGTTTTTCGTCATGTTCTAAATAGAGTTTAAAACGAACACGAAATTCAGAGTAACCATCACAATTCATTTTTTTACAAAAACGCAAGACGGTGGTAGTAGAAACGCCCGCAGCGTCTGCCAACTCCCTGATGGTCATGTACATCACTTTATCAGTATTTTTTATGATGTAGTTATAGACGATCAATTCCAGTTCGTTCAGCGATGATATTTCTTTATAGGTAAACATACTGGTACCTGAAACGATGCAATGGTGTGAGATAGGTGAATTTAGCATGAAATGGGGGGAGTAACGAGAGGGAAAGATAAGGCCAGAGTTAGATTCGCGGAGAAGATGAATGATATAACGGGTTGAGAAGACACCGGGCGATTTCGCCCGGTTATATTTTAGCTTAGAGGTGCAACTGGCCATTCAATATCAGGGGCAGTTGATAAATCCAATTGCTTAAGGGCCACAACATACTTCTTAAGCACTAGTAAACGTGCTGTTCCTTCATCATCTATTATCCCAAGCATAAGATCTGTTTGAAGAGCCGTAAATTCATCCTGAACTAACCAAATCCTGTAACTCTGTTCTCTTTCTACTTCTGCAACGAGCAGCTCTTGCAACCAAACTGTATTTACTACAATAGCGTCATTTGCTTCATTGAACTGCCATGCTTCAATAAATCGTTGATCTGGGAGATCTTCGCGCAATATTTTCAGCCATGAACTATTGTGAGTGAACTCATCTAAATACTTTTGCGTGGCAAAATTAACCACAGTCATACCACGTCCACTTTCGTTTTCAAACACAACAACATAGATGTTTTCGTATCCATAATTATCTGACATTTCTTGATTAATAATCTGTTCCATATTTTCTTCCTTATGGGCCAACGACGATGACATAAAATTCAGGCCAATCAGTCCAGTCGTAACTTACTCCACCGTCACGTGCGTTCTGTATGCTGAATGAATTTGGCGATCTATTCCAAATATTTGCTGAGTGGATATGTGGTGTATTTTGTGAGCCACCGTTGATTCCAACTGAAACAGCGTATGCCCCATTCGATGTTGACATTGTTAAGTTATATCCACCAACGTTCGTCCGATTTATCGCGGCAAAACCAAATGAGTTAATTATTGTTCCATTTCCTTGAATTGCTGCCCACGCCCTGACTCTGTGCTCCAGACGGTTAGATAGGTAGGTAGATAAATATCCTCCCCATATAGAACCATAAATATTCCCATCAGCAGCTAACCATGATTTTCCCCCGCCGGAACGAACATCACCTGCGACCGAAAGTGCCGCCCCCATCGAAACATCTCGATTAGCCTTGCTTACAAATAAAGCAACCCCCAACTCCTCAACGACAACGCGAAAATTTCCAGTAGTATCTATATCAACAAAAGCCGCCCTGGCATTGTTTTTATCGTATAAATCTATTTGCCCACCTTCACTGGAATTAGGCATCGGGTGAACTTCAAGATTTTTTACACCAAGATTTCCCGCTAATTGAATATCTGCACTAGTGGTATTAATAAATGGCAAAGTAATATCAGCAGTACCATCAAAAGCCACACCGCCAATTTTTCGTGCTGTAGATAGTTTAGTTGCAGCTATAGCTGTCCCTGTTGTCGATAATGCACCAAGATTGGCCAAAGCAGCAGCTACCGCTGCAGGGCCTGCGGTTTTAATTTCAGACAGATTATTACCCGACTGTAAGAATAGTTTTTTTAGAGCGGCTAATACCTGAGTATCGTCATTGGGATCTAATGTTAATCCTCCTGCTTGAACGACTTTAATTAATTCCCGCTGCAAGGTATTAAACCATTCAGCCGGTAATATCGTTGGGGGAACACCGCCGGCGACATTGCCGTCGGTAAACTCGCCGTGACTGTCGGCGCGTGTATTAGGAATATCTCCAATTTTTTGCATAGAAAATCCTCACCCGTTAAGGTGCTAAAAATGAATAAAGGGATTAGTTAGCTAACGTAACCGAACTTCAAAATAGTATGCGATGGGTTTAGCACGGCTAAACGACATTCCAACTGTTTATTCCCCCATGTACGCAAGGGGTCACTGCAATAGGTCAAGCCACACTGGGCATAATTAAGGGTGGTTTTGGGAGCAGTAATTAGCCAGGTAAAAGGCCATTCCTCCCCGTTCAAAGCATCGCGACAAACTGCCATTCCGGCGCAGGCTTGCCGGTATTGAGTGATACTGATGGAGTAACCCAGCGCCTTTGCTACGCGAATAAAATAGGCTGCTGATTGCCCTCCGATACCAAACAATTTAGACACCACCGCGCGTTGGCGCTGGATCATGCTGTCTACTTCGCCGATAGCACACATATCCGGTAACCCCACGGTAGCTTCCCACTCGGGTAACATTGCCGTGGCTGTTGCCGGAAAAGCAGCAGATAACAAGTCTTGTGCATCTTCATCACTGCGCCGATAAGCATGAGCTAATGCGCGCAGGACTTCAGTTTGTACCCCCTCTGGCCGCCGTGGCCAAACCAAACCCATTGGCATTAGCGCCTGCAACGCCTCTGTATATTCACTGACAGAATAGCGACTCATAGGTAACTCACTGTACCCCGGACGGGGAGTTTTCCGGTTTGCAGCTCAATATTGGCGGCCGGAGATTGCATAATAAAACCCCCCGTACCCGCGATTTCACCAATTGCCAGCAACAGAGATGACCACAGAATTTTGCCACCAGGTTCCCCTTCGGTGAAAAAGACCTCATCAATAGCCGCATTAATGGCAGCGGTGGTGGCACTGTCAGCATACGAAATGCCACTAATAACAAAATCAATCGGTTGAGCAACTGGCGCACATACATACACCAGCGCAATAATTGGCTGTTGCGGATAAATACCGTCCGCCACCCGCCCCTGATCCCCGGTCGCTTTTACCTCTCCCCACTGTTCGAGGGATGAAATGCCGTCAGTACCCTGCGGGAAACCACCATAATCATTATCGTCACACATGATATAGATCCCGACAGTACCCGCGCCCATCAAGCGCCGTTTAACCCAGCATCGAGTCACTCCCGGCACCGTTAATGCCCAAGATTGATAATCTGCGTCATTACCGCCTTGTGGGATATTCTGGTAAGCCAATAACATACGAGAGCGAAATGCATCTTCGGATTCAATATCCGCCCCACCAGAAATTTTGTTCAGCGCTGTGGCCGTGGCCTGAACACCATCAATCGCAATATCCAGCGTCAGTTCCGTCCCGGCATCACTGTTACCGCGCCGCCCCCCACCAGTTGCGTCGTCTAACGAGCTGGGTAAAATCGCGATAATTTCACCCAGCGCATTGCCATCGGCAGCGATTTTAACTTCATTTTCAAGCTGATACTGATAGCCATCAGCCCGATTAAGCCGCCGCCCGGCAGGAATAATCCGCCCAGCAATGCCACTGAAACTGACATCAGTACTGCTGGCCGGAGTAGCCCCTTTACGGAACACATCCTTCAAAGCAGCCCAGGCAGCCAGGTATTCGTCAGTGGCGTTATAAGGCGTGGCCTGACGGGCAATATAATCCAAATAGCCATAATGCAGATGCGCCATTCCAGCGTCGGCATCACTAATCACACCGATATTAGAAAAGCGCAATAAATTGCCGCCTGTTTTCAGTTCCGATTGAATATAGGACTGATTTCGTTGTCGTAATTCGCTTAAAGTGGGTCGATTAAATGGCATGAATTACTCCTCCCATACCCATGAGAATTTTATTGATGACGGATGAACCGATGATGGGGTTTTACCCGGTTGTTGATAATCAATCTGCAACAGCAATTTGTTGGGGAAAATAATTTGAGCACGCGTGTTGATGGCCGCGACAACACCATCCTCGATCAGCCAGGCCAATGCTTCTGCGGCGTAATCTTCCGCTTTGATGGCTATCTGGGAGGTCAATTTTTGCCGCCGCAGTAGCCAAAGTCGTGAGCCAATAGCCGATGGCGCGCCACTGTCACCCCACCAGCCCCGACGATCCTCACCATCAATGTCATCATCAACTCGTGCTAGTCGGTCAGTGAATAAACTCAGTAAAATAGCGGTATGCAGGTCGTCGCCATCCAGCAAGCCACCATTACCCGCTTGCCAGTCGCCCAAAGAAGCATCGACATCCCAAATGGTTTTAATATCTGTTGTCATCGCACCACCTTAGCGGGTGTTTCACTGGTGAGAGTGGCACTGCCCGACTGCACGTTTTTGAGCTGATGATTGTGGTTGTTGTAAGTGTCGCGCAAGGTTTTTAGCGTAGTCGAATTGCTTTCAGCGTTATCGACGATATCGCCACTGACCTCGAGTAGCGGGGTGTTTAGCCGTACTTTTACCGATGCATTTACCGTCACTTCCGTAGCATTGTTGATGGTCACCGGCTGATGATGGGCTTCAATCGTTACGCCACTTTCCGTCAATTTAATAAACTGCCCCCATTGAGAATAAATGACAGTTTCCCCGGCATTTAGCCCCATGTGGCGGTAAGAGGCGTGGTTAGAGGCAACAATCATGCCGCTGGAACGATCACCGCCGAGGAAGCCAATCACCACATCACTTCCTGCGGGTAATCCCGACGAAAAACCAAACTCCGCTAATCGAGGTGTATCGCTATGAACCTCCAGCGCGGTCTGATATTGCACCGTTTGCACCCCATCACTGTCATCAAAAGCGGTTACCCGGCCAATGCCCAACAACATTTTTATCTGTCGGTACAGGGTCGAGAGTTGTCCACTGACATCATTCATGGTTAATCCCCTGTTTCATTTGATTTTATAAGGCTGGACAGCAAAGGCTTCCGGTGGCATCAACGTCATGTTTGCTACCGTCCCATTGGCGTCTTTTATATAAGTCACCGCAGATAACAACCACAGCTTATCCGTTAACCCCATAGCTGGAATAGTAATAGGGATCAGTGAGTTGGTTTCCCATAACTGATTATTCCTGTCACGCCAGTTATCGACTTGTACATTGAGGACTTTGGATCGACCGTTATTACGGTTAATGTTCCAATCGAGACTGTTCCTCACCAAATTCTCGGAATTCATCGTACTTTCGACGATGATAATTTTATTGCGATGGCGATTCGGGAACTGCTGCGCTAACTCGGCATCCTGAGTTCTGACCAAAATCGAGGCATTGTTCCCTCCCGAAGCCGAACGGCGGGCAACGCTATTGCTGGAAAGCGAGACGCCGGTGTAATCCACAAAGCGCTGATGGGTGTCGGTATGCAAGTTGGCACTGAGGATATTGATACCCTGCGCCACACCGCTAGCAGCTTTACGTGAGCCGACACGAGTGAGATATAAATGACCATCCGGTTGGTCGTAATAGAGCAGAGCCGCCCAACGAGTGACATGCTCAATCACCGCTTGCGCCGTTTCCCCCCAATTAAGGGTGAATTTAGGTACCACAGCCATATCGGTAATGTCTGAGGTGACATTGATGCCATAAGGCGCTGCCAGTTTTTGTGCAATCTGCAATACCGTCGATTGGCTGATAACACTGTTTGGCCATTCAGCGGAGCAATCAACCAAATCCTGGCATTTACCTCGTCCTTTTGCGGTAACTTCATGGGTGGTGCCGGAAATTTTGTTATCCCAACTGTCGATATAACCAGTGAGAACAGCGTCATTTCCCAACTTAACCACACACGAATCACCGGGATTGACCCACTGTTGCCCTCCGCTAGCGGGATAGCGGTCCATCAATGACAGTTCAAAGCTGCTGGGCAATTTTTCAATGCTCCGGGTAACCTGAACTTTGCTCCAACCGGTTATTGCCCTGCCTCCCACTTCCAGCGTTAAGTCATCACTTAGGCGTTCATCATTCATAAGTTCAATGCCTTAAATCGGGTAGGCATAAATGCCGGATGAATTGGATTGGCCATTTTCACCAGCCCATCCCCCCGTGATGCATCCTGATATAGCCGGTTTGCCAGCATCAGGGCGGGCAGAGATCGGTTAAAACTGACCTCGCCCACCCGCGACAAATTCGCACCAGCTTGCTGCAAGAGCAGGACGATAGATTCCCGCATCAACATCAATTCGCTGTATGTCTCATCATTTCCCCGGTTAGCGGCGACCAGTGCCGTGGCGTCAATAACGTCACAGACTCGCCCGAGCACGGTGACCGCATCGTCATAGTTTTCTGGTTGATATTGTGCCGCTGCGCAGACCATCCCACCGGCGCACAAGGCCATCATTAAATGATGGCTGGCAGCAGCAACTGCCCGATCACTCTCATGACTTCGGAATGTATCATCTTGAGTTACCGACAGATTTTCCATCATGCGGATAATATCTGGTGTGCTGATACCGCTGTTCTGCACGGTATTAACCACCGCTAACATTTTCTCGCCATGACTATCTATGCTGTTAGCATCAAGGAATTCATTCACCGCAGTGTTAACCGCCGCCTGCCCTTCGACGGTAAATGCCAGCCGTTGCGCCACCAGCAATGAAAGGTTCGTGGTGTCTTGTTGCTGATTGACCGCCGCTGTCGCTCCCGAGCTGCTCCCGCCCACGGTGCCGTGGTTGTAGCGACCATAGCGGTTACGGCCAAAAGTGGAGCGCAGCGCATTTCCCAGGTTACTGGCTTCATTGGTGGTGTTTGTGACCATTCGCCCCCAAAATGCAGCCGTGTTTTTCAGTGTTTTTATCGCCTGTGTCGCCGAGCGCATTTCCCCTTTCACTGTGGAGATAAAACCGGCAACAGCTTTGGCACTCAGTCTCAGCCAGGATGATTGCACTGATACGCCCATTTCAGCGGCACCGGTAATGGCAAAGGCGCGCAAGCCAGATTCGACCACCGTTAAGGTGAATGAGAATATCCGCCCCCCCGCAGTATCTTCATCGATTTTCAATTCACTGATACTGACCGTCATTTCACCCAGTGTTGGGTGAACCAAGGTTCCAGCCCCTGGCATTTCGCAAGCAGCTATCAATGAATCACGCTGTGTCATTACATCTGATGCGGTGTAAATCTGGCTGTTTTGCACCAAAAAACCTGTCAAGACGATACTGCGCGCACTGCGCCCCAAATCTTCGATATAGCTGGTGTCACGATAGGGGTAGCTGTGCACCACTTGGCGGCGACCAAAAGTACCGATGCTTTTATTAATGACAAACGGAACACCACGAAATGAGGCCTGATGCAAATGTTCCGACCATTGCCAGCTGTCGTCACCGCCGGCTAATAGCGCAGATAAGGTATTACCGATAAATGACATTTCATTCTCCTGTTCAGAACTCTGACGATAGAAAGCAAAAAACCCGCCAAAGCGGGTTAATACAAAGAGTGGGTATAGCTGACTAAATTACATCGGCATCGCCATGGCGTAGGTAATTCTGCCACCGCCCTGCCCCAGAACGACTGAAGTCTCTCCTGTTCGCCCATCGATTAATGTCAGTTCTATCTGCACGCGGTTATTCTGCATGGCGGTAGCAATGACATCGGCAATAGCCGTGAAATTAAAATCACTCATTTTTTCAGTATAAATTGGTGATATCGTGGCAGGCGGAGCGACGATATTGCTATCTGGATAAATAGAATGTGAAGGTAAAAGAGAATATGGTTCTGGTGCATTTAGATCTGTAATACGATTATGATTCCACGTATTTTCAACTTCAGAATCCCAACTATTTTCTGACCTAGATTCTACAGATTCCGGATTCATATTTTTGGGTGCATAATACTCATCATATTTTCGCTCATAACCATCAGTCATTAGGCCAAAATCGAGCATGATTTTTTCATACAGACTCAGTTGCTGATAAAAATCATTACTGTCATAAGCATGCCTTAATTTTTCTGATTCATATCCACTTGTAAGTCCTAGAGTATGCATAAGTGAAAAGTTATCTGGGCCATAAGTCATTACATCTGTCAGTCCACCAATAGTATTTGCTAAAGTATTTTTGAAAGTCAGTGTATCACTGACAGTATCAGCAATTTTCTGTTTGATTCCATCTACAGCAGCACCAAACTCAGTGGTTCTGAGCCTTAGCTCTTGAAGTTTGGCAATCAACTCTGGATCAACTGTTAAGCCAAAGCGGCTTGAAGCACTTAACAAATTTTTTATCTCAAGTCCTTCTCGTAATAATCCTACACCTTCACTATTTCCTGCTAATGTATTAATTAATGTATCTTGCTCCTGCCTCTCCATTTTATTCTTAAAAATTGGCGCTAAATTCTCCATGGTTTTAGGTAAATTAACTGTATTATTTTCATTCTTAGCAATATCAACATTATATTTTTGAAGCAGCTCAGTCGCTTCTTTATCCTTTCCCAACAAAATATTATTAAATGTTCTATACAGGTGCTCAGACGATTGAATTGCAGTACTTCTATCCGCACCACGAATTTGCATAGCGCCACTTATGTAACTGAATTGGTCAACAGGAGCACCCACATCTTGTGCAGCAGTGCTGATTTCATGTGCCTCGTCCGCTTCTCCATTGAGCCAATGCATTCCTATAGCACCAGCCGCGATAGCAATATTCCCTGTGCGAATCAGTCTATAACCATTGAAAGCTTGAGAGGGTACATTACGTAATATAGGTTTTACTTTTGACGTGTATTTTTTATATGCCGGTATTTCCGTTCCTGCGATATCCTCTAGGGAAGGAACTTCATCAATCTTGTATTTATTAGCCATTTTTGCCAGCCTTAATATTATTAATCCGCTCGGCCTGCTGGCACCACCATATTAAATTACTGTAGGTCAGGGACCAGGCATCGCCCGGCCCCCAGCTATAGTAGTAAGTGACGTCAGCGATTATTTCGCGCCATCGTCCCCCGTTGGGGAGTAGGCTAAAAAACCCATCATGTAAACCTCGCAAACTTTGTAGTCGGTGAAAGCCATTTTTTTAATCGCCTCACGCGGTACCCCAGATACCAATGCAATCAGTAATCCCATACCGCTAAGCGAGCCTGCCTTGGTTTGCTCATCGTAGAATTGTTGTACTTGCAACAGTGTCGGCTCGCTCAGTTCAACGACCTCATAGGTGGTCTTGGTGGCCTCATGCAAAATGGGTTTAACCAGTGAAATGGTTTTACTGCGTTCCAGTTGTGACATATCAGTTCTCCGTCACCGAGCCGCCTTCCCAACTGACATCCACCGTACCTTCAGTGCTGTCTACCAGCAAGGTGCTGACCGACCACATACCGCTGCCGATAATAGTTTTGCCATTTGCCAATTCGCACACAATATTGACATTGGTTTGATCATTGAAGTCACTGATAGAAACGCCGCCACTGTCCCGGATGGTGCAAGAGATTGACGGCGCGACCACGGTTTCTTTATAACCGTGTATTCCGTCCATTCCCATCACCGTTTCGCGCTTGACCTTTGACGGACTGTATTTGAACTGACCCGCCACCATAACGGTAATGCCATCGACCGTGACATAGGCTGTACCCGCCAGGCGATTTGAAGTATTGCTCATAATTTATTTCCTTTTTTATGCTGAAAGAGCCGACTGTTAAGGAGCCGACTACTTGATGATCGAAGAGTTAAGCCGTTGCTTGCAGGCGGAATTGATTGAGTACAGCGAAAATACGCAGCTGATTAATCAGCACACCAGTCCACAACACATCGACCCGATTTGGGTTGCTGGCACTTTTCTCGACAATCAAGCCACGGGCAAAACCTTTGGCATCCTGAACGTAGCCGTTAAATTCTAGTGTCTGATACTGGGCAATCAGCTCGGCACGAATAACGTTAGGAGTGATAATCGCCGAACCCGCTGCGAAACGGGTGCCATCAGCAGCCAACTTCATACGTGCAAATTTAGATGTCACTTGTGTGCGCAAGTAACGGGTGACAAACATCAGCAAGAACAGCGTTTCAATTTGTAGATAGCTATCATCCTCAGCACCGTATTTGTTGGTCTGATAGGTAGTAATGATGTTTTCCACTTGCACTGTACCGTCATCCGCCACTGTCACCGTGGAAATGCCGCTATGCAGCAGGTTATTGCGCTCCGTCAAAGTAAAACGGCTGGACAATGGCGGGGCCAAAACGCCGTTCACCGCCAGTGTTTGCAGCGGACGACCCGGATCATTACGCAGACTCTGCGCAATAGCACCGACATAAGCTGCGGACCAAATATGCGCAGGAGTCGGAGAGTGGTGAATCCCCAACAGCGAGGCGTGTTGGTCATTACGCAACTCACCCGCCGCAGTCAGTTGTCCATAAGTGCCAGACTGAGCAGCAAAACTGTGGCCGTACAATTGCTGACTGTAGCTCCAACGCCCAGTGCTATCAGAAAGGAAGGCCTTGAGTGCATCCAGAGACACCGTATCGGTATACGGATTGATGATGAAATCAAAGGTGCGATCCTGCAAATTCGCCAAGCCGCCGGCCAAGTCGGGTGCCCCGGTACCACCCGCCATTGGAGTTAGCGTTAGCACCAGGCTATCAGGTGTTGATTCGCCGCCAGCGCTGCCGAGATAGTTCAGGCGCAGGTCGATATCATTGCCATGAGCGCCTTTATTTTTCGCGGCTAATACCACTACCGCACCTTCAGATACCATTTCACCGGTATGCACAACGCTCACCGGCAAGTCAGGTTTGCCCTCAATGGCAGCCGCCAGCGCGGCGGCAATGGTGTTGACATCATCAGTTGCAACTACCGTGGTTTGTACCCGAATGCCGCCGATATACAGTGAAATAACTCCAGTGGCCGCGGCTGGCGTAGTCACCGTAATTTTACCGATGGCGGCCGTCATGCTATCTGCATCATTCAGTGGTAAAAGATACACTTCACCCGCTGTATCATTAGCCAGATAAGCGGCTATTTGCCCATGCAACATTGAACCGGCACCCGCCAAAGCAGCAGTTGTGGCGGTTGATGAAACCAGTAGCGGCACATTGGCTGGCAACGTACTTTCCGGCAATGTTTGCCCGATAATCAGCGTGCGCTGGGTGGTACTCGCCGTGTTGGCTTGGGAATTATCAAACTCCGCAAAGAATAATGGCGTGCGCAGGTTACTCGGAATATTAGTGAAAGGAATGGTCATAGTTTTGTACTCTCCGTTGTTAACACTTCAAATGCAGATACCACTGATTTAACAGAGGCTTGCACCACATCACCGTCTTGAATGCGACGGTGCCAAAATGCGTTATCAGGGACCTCTGAGCCAGATTCAGGCAATAAGGTACCCTTGACCGGGTCGCGCACTGCGCGGCCAGCCGTGGGTTTTACGAACATAGGGTTACTCCGGGAAGGTAATGGCTATCAAGGGTTCAGTCGTGCCATCAGGCATATGCATCGTGACATCGATGCCCTCCAGTTGGGGCGTTTCCAGTGGAAAGAAATCCTCTGGCCCCTGGTAATACTCAAGGTCTAACTCCACTTTTACTTGAGCAAAATGCTGTTCGCTGCTGGTGTCGATACCCATAGTGGTTCGTACCTTGGCAAACTGCTGTATCTGGCGGGTCAACTCATAGCTGTTAATCACCGCCCGTTGAATTTGCTCACACAAACGTTCAAGCGCCGATGCCGCTTCGGTGACCCTATTTTCTGCCTCGCTCAGTTGGATATGCCCGCTAATTTGCAATGTCGTCATCGTCTTGAATTGTGGTGCATTGCGGCCGATCGACTCTTTCACTTCCATTGGCGTTTGTAACAAAATCGCTGGATATAGCGTTACTGGCCATACATCCGTTGAATAGACACGACCTTCTGCATCTGTTTTGCCCATTAACGCGGCGGCTGCCAGTTGCCTGATTTGAGCTGCATTCATGATTTCACCCGATAAGAAATGAGAATTCCGGCATGAAAATTCGCTGGATATTCTTCTGAAAAATAATTGCCCCATAGAGAGATAACTACGGCACCTCCTTGCGATAACGGCTATTTATCTGGCTATTACGCCACTGGATAACCTCATCCAACCGCCCTTTACAAATACGGAGCGCTTGTTTAAGTGTCATGGCATATAAAGCACTGTCACTCCATGTTGTGCCGGTAAATTCAGGAATTTCACATTGCGTCATTGCCGACTCTGGTGGCAATAACAGCGGGGGTTTGATTAACGATGGAGGCGGCTTATTCCCGCAGGATGTCAATGCCAGACTCAGGCATACGGCTAGCAGCACAGTTGTCATTTGCTGTCGCCAACGTAAATCGTTTGAGGCGGTCCTCCGCTTCATGTCGTAACCTCCTCTCACTTTCCAGTTGTCGGGCAACAGCCGCGCGATTAGCGGCCTCGTTCAACTGATAGGCATCAATGATGTCACCTAGTGTTTGATTAACTACTCGTTCACTCTGTAACTGGGCATGTTCTTGCTTCTGCTTGGCGCTGAGGCGATAAGTATTTGCCATCAACCCCATGAGGAGCAGCGTCAGCAATACCATAATGATGACTCGTCGGTTCATTTACCCTCCTTGGTTTCCATCAGTATTGGTGTCATGTCAGCCCTCCATTTTGCGCAATGCGTCATGACACACCGCGATAGCGGCTGGAATACTGTCCACAGCTTTATCACGCAGGAAATCGCGCAATATTTCGGTTCTACGTTGTTCTTCTTTAATTATCGCGTCTTTTTCTCGTAAATTGACGTAATAGGTTTTGACAGTAAAAATCACACTAACCAGGGTACCAAGAATAAAGATGTAATCCTGTAAACTCAGAGCCGAGAATAATGCCAGTGCCCCAGTCCACCAATACGGAAGCTGACTTTGTTCATTCATTTATAACCTCCCTCTCTGATACACTGGCGTGTAAAACCAACAGAAACAGGAAAGCCCCGACAATGCGGGGCTTTCCTGTTATTCAATCAGTGTGTTACTAACCAGTGATATCAGACTAATACACTTTTTGCGGACCGCGTTAATGTTTTTTTCACTATTTTTAAATTTATTTTTCTGCTTCATGAATAAAAATATGAAAATAAAAAAAAGCCCGCAATAGCGAGACTTTAAATTATTATTCCTGCGGAACTCATAAACCAGTGCTATCAGACTAATACACTTTTCGCGGACCGCACTAATGTTTTTTCATAAAAATGGAGATTTTCAATAAACGGATCCATTTCTAATTTTACATTCAACATTGCCAGGCAACCATCAATAAAACCTTCAGCCATTTGTATATTAATTCTGATCAGCCTTTCATCTCTTTTTTGCTGACGTGCAATAGCACGCTTTGATTGATTCAGTACATAATGGCGAATAATTAATTCATATTCATCTGGGCGATATTGTTTTAAGCGGGCAACACACCCATCGACCACTAAACCATCATCATCGCAACATGAAGCTTTGTTTTTAGAAGTATCAGCCAGGAGTCCTTTAAACCCCGCAGCAATAGATGAATAATCCAGCCCAGAACTGAACCTTGCCCATACTCCCCAGCGCGCCAACACCAATTGAATATCTCTCATGCTCTGGCTTTTCTGGCTATGGCTGCCAGCTGCGTTGCCGTTTATTGAACTCATTTATAACTACTCCACAAAAGGCGGGGTCAAGGAATGACGCCTCAGCCTATCGATTGCTCAACAACGGAAACCACCGATAAATCTGGCTGCCGTCCTCTTGTGCGAACCAGAGCAACTCATGCCGCAGATGCCTCTGACACTGATCACAGAGCCTGTTGCCGGTGCGATTACATGCGTTTCTCTTATACATTTCGATTGATTATTACCGCAAGTGATTTTATAGTCAATACCGCAGGTGATTGGATATTATTGCTAACGGTAATAAAATTGACTCATGAAAAAGAAGCCATTGACGCCAGAACAGTTAGACGACGCTAAACGGCTGAAAGAGCTGTTTAATGCCAAGAAAAAAGCACTGGGTATATCCCAGGAGTCTGTCGCGCATGAGTTAGGGGTGGGCCAAAGTGCGGTGAACCAATTCCTAAACGGTATAAACCCGCTCAATGTGACCAATGCAGCTGCTTTTGCCAAAGTGCTTAATGAGCCTATTAGTAGTTTTAGTCCTTCTTTGGCAACAGAATTGGCAAAAATGGCTGAAAGTTTGTCTATCTCATCCCCAAACCGACTCAATGACAAACCCACAGGGACAGTCGCTAACAGTTACCCGTTAATCAGTTGGATTAGCGCAGGAAATTGGTATGAGGCCATAGAACCCTATCAATTACGTGATATAGAAATTTGGCCTGAGTCGACCAAAAATGCGCATGACAGTGCATTTTGGTTGAGCGTAAAAGGTGACTCCATGACTTCACCGTCAGGAATCAGTTTTCCGGAAGGAATGATTATTCTGGTCGATCCGGAAAAAGAACCCATGCCGGGTAACTTTGTTGTCGCCAAATTAACTGACGATAATGAAGCGACATTTAAAAAATTAATTGTTGATGCTGGCGTTAAGTATTTGAAACCATTGAATCCTGCTTACCGTTTAATTGAGCTGAATGGCAACTGTAAGATACTTGGCGTGGTGGTTGATGCCCGCTGGTTAGAGATAGATTAGCCAAAGCCACCTATTCTTAGATTTATATTAGCGTGTCAAAAAATCTAAATCATGTGTATAAACAAGAAGATAAAATCTCGCATAAAAATAACCGCAGGTGATTAGCCATTTAATCACCTGCGGTTATTTTTTATATCACTAAAACAATCATTTAACCTCATTTCACATTAAAATGGCTAAAACTCGGTTGTTTTATGCCAAATATAGCTGTATATTAATACAGCATTAATCACCCAGGAAAGAAATCATGCGAGTAGAATTAATTTATGACAAACGGAATGTCGCCGGCCTGACTAACGCCAATGAAATGATTAAAGCTGAATTGACCAAACGTGTGCATCAAGTGTTTCCCGGTGCCGAGGTTAAGGTCAAGCCGATGCAAGCCAATGGCATTAATACTGATGCAACTAAACAAGAAAAATCAGTGCTCAACCGTTTAGTAGAAGAAATGTTTGAACAAGCCGATGAATGGCTAGTCCATGAGTTTTAA